CTGTCGGTGCTGCTCAAGATCGACTGCGAGAACGAGGAGCTGCGTGCACGGTGCATCGCGTTGTCGCGGACGCTGGAGCTGATCGAGGCACGGAAAGGAGATGGGCTGTGAGCGATTACTACTTGGACGTCGTGAGTCGTCTGGCGGATCTGCCGCTGTTCGCACAGCCGGCGGCCCGCAAGTCTGACCCGGTGACGTCGCACCAGGCGGCACGCGCTGCGCGTTCGTTCGCGGGCGAGCACCACACGGCGATCCTTGAGGCACTGTCGCACGGCCCGGCAGGTGCCAGCGGCATCGCGGCGAGGTGCGGACTGCTGCCGCATCAGGTCAACAAGCGGATCAACGAGCTTGCACGGGCTGGCAGGATCGTGGCCACGGGCCGCGTCGTGCAGAGCGCGAGCGGCAGGGGCGAAAGGGAATGGAACTTGACCAGCCTGTAATGGTGGGCCTGGTTCTCAATCACAACGCAAGGAGGCTGCCATGCCACAGGTTTTTGAAGACATCATCGTTGACGCCGAGTTCGCCGCACTCATCCCGCCGCTAACGGCTGACGAGCGCAATCAGCTGGAGGCGAACATCTCGGCCCACGGTTGCGCACGAGATCCGCTGGTTGTTTGGTCCAAGGCGGGCAAGTTAACGCTCGTTGACGGGCACAATCGCTACGAAATCTGCACACGTCTCGATCTGGCGTTTGAGATTGAGGAGATGCGATTCGATGACCGCAACGCTGCCATGTTGTGGATCATCGACAACCAGAACGGCCGCAGGAACTTGGCCGACTTTGCGAAGGTGGAACTGGAGCTAAAGCGAGAGGCAATTCACCAGATGATGGTTGCTCCTAAGGGAAGGCCCAGAGGGCCTGACCTAATCGACGTTGCGACCGGCGGCGTCATCACTCACGAAGATGGCGCTCGTGTAGTTAAAGTTTCTAAAAATGCCCAGAATTCTGGGCATTTAAGTGATCGTCACGAACGCAGTCTTGACGCCAAGATTGGTGACGCAGCCGGTGTGTCGCGTGACACGGTCGCAAAGGTCAAGCGTATTACCGAGGCCGCTTCGACCGGATTGGTAGACGATGACACGCTGACAAAACTCCGCACCGGTGCTGTGTCAATCAACCACGTCGATAAGACGGTCAAGAAACACAAGGCCGAAGCGAAGGCCGCCGAGCGGAAGAAGGAAGCAGCAGCGGCCGGCGTCATTGACGGCGACATCGTACGACTCGGCGACTTTCGCACGATCCTGCCGTCCATTCCTGACGGGTGCGTGGATTTGATCTTCACAGACCCGCCCTACGACAAGGAAACGGTCCCGCTCTACGAAGACATGGCCCGCGAGGCAGCGCGAATCCTTCGCCCAGGCGGGTCGCTTATCTGCTACCTCGGCCAGTATGCAACGGCTGACGTGTGCCGCCTTGTAGGCAAACACCTCAAGTTTCTCTGGCCGCTGTGCTGCTACCACGAAGGGCCAGGTCAGGTAATGGCTTTTTGGGGCATCCGCGTGAAGTGGAAGCCCATGCTTTGGTTTGTCAACGGCGGCAACAGATTCGACACATCTGCCGTCGTTGAAGACCTGATTGTCTCGACCAAAGAGAAATCTGCCCATCCTTGGCAGCAGTCGGTTGTCGAGGCTCGCTACTACATCGAGAAGCTCACGCCTTCTGGCGGGCTCGTTGTTGATCCGTTCTGTGGCGGCGGGACGACGGCCGTGGCTGCAAAGCTCGCTGGCCGAAAGTGGATTACGTGCGAACTCGACCAGGAGTACGCGGCAATTGCAACCCAGCGAATCAAGGAGGCATGAATTGGTTGCCGTCAGGAAGACGCTCGATTCAAGGCACGACGCCTTTGTCGCTGAGGTTGAGCAGTACGCGCAGAGCTGCGGCCTGTCGTTTGAAGGCAACCCTGCCTACCACGACAGGTTGCCAGAAGATGCCGCAGAAAAGCTGAAATACGACTACAGCGCAGCCGGATTAGCCGAGCGCCTGCGATGCGACAAGCGGATGCTCAATCCGGTGAGCGGTATGCACATGCCGCTAGAGGCAAAGACTTCATATCGCCCGACAGGGCCAGCAAAGTATCTGTTTGAGGCGTACCAGATCGGATTGCATAAGGCGATGCGAGATGGATGCCTTTACGCAATTCGCAAAGTCTGCGGTGGAGATTCTCGTGACTGCGGCTTTCGAGTATGCGGAAGCTTTGGCGTCAAGGAAATCGCAGAGATTCGGATACCTGACTTGATACGGCGGAACGGTGCCTGCCTGAGTCGTTCAGCGGGCGAGTGCCAAGACAGCGCCGACTTTTACCGCCACGCATTCGCTGATTGGTTTCCTGGCGTTCGTGTCGGAATGACAAACACAAACGAAGCCTGCAAGGGCAGCGGCGACCCATACGCCGTGATGGACGATGTGTTTGTTGCGTCGCTGTCCGACTGGCGGTCGCTGGTGTACGAGTTCGCCTACGGCCACGAGGAGGTGTGAATCAATGGCCGGTGAATGGTCTTGGAACCGGATGCGAGATCCGACGCCGCAGGAAATTACCGCGGCGTGTGATGCGCTACAGCGTGCGTGGACGGTTGAGCAGCGAAATCATCGTCTCGGAAAGTACGGCGACGAGGAATCTAGCCCGCCGCAGTTCTTGGTGCATCACACGGAATCTGGAAGGTGGACGAGCGGCCGAGGTCGCAGGACGTCGGTGTGGAGGTGCGTGGATGGCCGGTGAATGGATTCCCGTTGACTGCAACCTCGGCACGAAGCCCGAGGTGCTCGAGGTGGCCGCGGCGACTCACGAGCCTATTGAGGTCGTGGTCGGCCGGATGGTCCGCCTGTGGTCGTGGGCCTGGCACGTGACGGCAGACGGCACCATCCGGGTGCCGCTTGCCATGCTGGGGATGGTGGCCGGCGGCGACGAAGCGTACTGGCAGGCTGTTGAGCGTGCCGGCTGGCTGGTCGTCAACGGCGACACAATCACCATCCCGGGCTGGGAGGAAAGGTTCGGAAATGCTGCAAAAAGGCGGCTTTTAGATGCTAGGGCGAAGTCTGTCCGCAGGTTGTCCGCATCTTGTCCGCATGACGAGCGGACAGATTGCGGACTAGAGGAGAGGAGAGGAGAGGAGAAGAGAGAAGAAGAATACATACCGGCTGCGCCGGTTCCGACGAGCGATCCGCCAAAGGCGTCTCGCACGCCGGCGAAGCCTCGGATCTCGTGGGATTCTGAATCCGGCTGGGAAGGCATCACGGACGCTGACCGTCAGCAGTGGGCTACGGCCTACCCCGGTGCCGTCATTGACCAGGAGCTAGCCAAGGCGACGGCCTGGCTGACTGCGAACCCGAGCCGGGCAGGACGCCGCAACTGGCGGCGATTCCTCGTCGGGTGGCTCCAGAGGTGCCAGGACAAGGGCGGCACCAACCGGACGCCAGGCGTGCGGCCCGAGGAGAAACCGCCGCCGAAGGCGTGGCGTGACGAGTACCGCCCTGCCCCGTACCGCACGCCAAAGGAAGTCGCCGCGCTTGCACAGACTCTCAAACTCAAGGACGAGGACACATGAGCAGCACCACCACGAACACCCTGACGCCACGCCAGCAGGACGTCCGCGATTGGATCGCGGGCTACATCGACACGCACGGCTTCAGCCCGTCCGTCCGCGAAATCGGCCACGCCTACGGGTGGACGACGAACGGCGTGATGTGCCACCTGCGAGCGATGCGGAAAAAGAACGCCGTCACGTGGCTCGACGGCCAGGCCCGCACCATCCGCGTGACGGGAGGTGACGCATGAATCCCGAGTGGATCTACCTGCCGGCACCGCTGGACGTCGTGCGTTGGCTTGAAGAGGCAGCTGCACACGACGACACGCCAGAGGAGCATCGCCTGCTGCTCGAGGTGGCTGCGAAGACGCTGTCCGTCACGCTGGACAGGTGCTGCAGGCTGGCCCAGACCATAGAGCGAACGGAGGCCGAGCTGTGACCACCGAAGACCTAGCCCTGCTCGTGACGGGAATGATTGTCGTCGCAGGAGCGTTTTCCTGCGGCGTGTGTGTTGGTACCTCTCTGCGAAAGGATGTGCGAGATGGCGACGATGACGAAGGAACGGAAGCGAAAGACGCAGGATGGTGGCATCAGCCTGTCCACCAGGGATCTCAAGGCGGCGCTCGCTGCCGTGGCACCGGCTGTCCCGGCAAGAAGTCCACGGCCGGTGCTGCAGAACGTGCTCCTGTCGGGCGCGGTCCTGTCTGGGAGTGATGGCGACATCCGCATCGACGCTGCCATTTCCTACGACGGGCCGGCGTTGCTGTTGCCGAAGGACCGGCTGCAGGCCATCTTGGCCAACGCCACGGGCGACGAGGTCACTCTGGTGCCCAACGGCACCACCTGCATCGTCCGTGCGGGCCACGGCGAGTGGACGCTGCCGACCGAGGACGCGGCCGAGTATCCGGCGTGGATGCCGACGAACGCCAGGAGCGTCACGCGGCTGCCGGCTGACCAGTTCGTGCGTGCCGTGCGTGGCACTGTGTTCGCTACCGACAGCGAGTCCAGCCGCTACGCTCTCGGTGCGGTGCTCGTGGAGGTGCGGGGCGACACGGTGACCCTGGTGGCAACGGACGGGCGGCGTCTGTCATCGTTCGCTGCCGAGCACGACCTGGCGGTGGATGACTCGCAAACTCTCGTGCCGGCCCGTGCGATGGGCATCATCTCACGGATCGCGGGCAACGCTGGCGACGCTGCGGTGCAGCTCGAGGGCACGCCCAGCGAAATCGTGGCGACCATCGGCGGCACAGTCGTGACGGCCAGGATTGTCGATGGGCGGTTCCCCGATTGGCGGAAAGTCATCCCTGAGCGTGACGCCAAGGCCACGACCGTTGACAGGGCGGCGCTCATGGCGGCGACTCGAGCGGCTGCCATCGTGACCAGCGAGAGCAGCAAGGGAGTCGACTACACGTTTGCGAACACCGGCATCTGGCTGCACGGGCAGTCGGCCGAGTGCGGCGAGTCGAGCGTCACCTGCGACGTCGTGGAGGCTGGCGACTCGTGCAGCGTGAAGCTGGACCCGACGTTCGTCACGGAGTGGCTGAACGGCATCAGCGGTGACGCCGAGCCCGAGGTTGAGGTCGAGGCTGTGGACGAGCAGTCCGCCGTCGTGCTGCGTTGCGGCGACCACACGGGCGTCATCATGCCGTTGGCGAAGGACTGACGTGGCACCACTGCGGTACAGCGTGGAGCACCTGCGACAGCTGTGGGCTCGCGGCGATACCTACCAAGAGATCGCCGCGGCCCTCGGCTGCAAGGACACGACCATCGATCACCTCAAGCGACGCCACGGGCTGCCAAATCGTGGACGTCGGCATGGCAAGCCGGTTGCGGACCCGACGCCAGACGAAATCGCAGAGCGTGCCGCAGAGTTACGCACAAGACGCCGGATGCCGGAAGACGCAGCGGCGAGAGTTGAGATCCGCGTCGTGCAATGGGACGGGTATGCGTTTCGGAGAATTCAGTAAGAAAAACCGCCACGTTTTTCTTGCGCAGCTTTGCCGCTAGGCTTCGGAATATACCTAGGGTATATCCGCCAGTGCAAAATCAAAGCCCACGCTCACCGACGAGGAGCGGGAGGCGGTGGCATTTGCGGCAGGGCATTTTGGGGCGTTCAAGAATCAAGCCGCCACGCTCCGCGCCATGCTGAAGCGTCTCGCTTGACGCAGTCTCCATGCTGCGGGCATGGAAAAGCACTACCTCAACCTCGGTGCAGGCGTTCAATCGACGGCGCTCTACCTGATGAGCATCGACGGCGACGAGCCGGAAGTGCCCAAGTTCGACGCCGCCATTTTCGCCGACACGCAGGAAGAGCCCGACGAGGTGTATCGGCACCTAGAATGGCTGGAGAAGCAAGGCGGGCCGCCGATCCTGAGAACGACGGCTGGGCAGTTAGGTGACGCCTTAGATCAAGGCAGCGATGCCAGCGGCAATAAACGTACGGATGGCGGCCATTACATATCTATTCCTGCGTTTACGCTGCACCCACAGACAGGCGAAAAAGGAATCATTCAGAGGCAATGTACCGCAGACTTCAAGGTCAAACCGCTGGAAAAACTGATTCGCACTCTTGTTGGAGCTGTGCCTGGAAGGCCGGTGCAAAAAGACATCGTCATACACCAATACATGGGCCTGTCGTTTGACGAGCCGAAGCGAGTGATTCGCGTGAACCAGCGATTCACGGCAAAGCCATCGAATTGGAGAGTCCACTTCCCGCTCTGGGAGATGCAATTCACGCGCGGCGACTGCCAGACGTACTTGCGTGGCAGGATGCCGTACGAGGTGCCTCGATCTGCCTGCGTGTTTTGCCCGTTCAAGTCAGATGACGAGTGGCGGCGGCTGAAGGCAGACGACCCAAAAGGATGGAGCCGGGCCGTGGAGATCGACGCCGTGTGCCGCACTGGGGCCGGCTTAGACGCACACCGATATCTGCACAAATCCTGCCAGCCGCTTGACCAAGTAGACCTGCGGCCCGCAGACGAGAAGAGCGGGCAGCGTCACTTGTTCAGCGGATTCCAAGACGAGTGCGAAGGCTACTGCGGCAACTAATTCGCTTGACGCCGCCGCTACCGTGAGTCGCATGAGGCCGCGCAGTGCGGCCTGGCTCACGGAGGACTGCCATGCGTCTCGCACTTCTTGCTCTCGCCGCCCTGCTCTGCTCGGCGGCTCACGCCGACACCGTCTGCATCAACGGACGATGCAGCCTGCTGCGTCCCCAGCGTGTCGTGGTTCACAGTGACGCACCCACGAGCGTCGTGGTCAGCACGCCGCGCAGCGTCACCGTGGTGTCGGCTGATGCCCATGCGGCACACCTGGCGTCCACCAACACGTTCAGCCACTGCAACCGCCGTGGAGGCGGCTACGAGGGGCTGGGGTTCAGCACCACGTCGCCTGACCATGCGTGCCGCTCGGCGTGCTTCTGGGGCACGAGGCGCGTCCGCGAGATCGGCACCGCGTGGTGCCCGGCGCGTCGCGGCTGGATCGCCGTAGTGCGATACGAGTGACCATGCGTCCTGTGACCTTCACAGTCGCCGGCGAGCCCGTCCCGCAGCCGAGGCCACGAGTCTCGACGCGGGGCGGGTTCGCTCGGGCATACGTGCCAAGCAAACATCCGGTCCACGCCTACCGTGCAGCGATTGCCGAGGAGGCCGCCAAGGCGGGGCTCGAGCAAACGGGCGAGCCAGTGGAGGTCATCGTGGATGCCGTGTTCGCACGACCGAAATCACACATGACGAAGAAGGGCGTCAAGCCAACAGCACCGCAGCTGCCACGGCCAGACGTCGACAACGTGGGCAAGGCTGTGTTGGATGCACTGCAGGACGTCATGGGGGACGACACGCTTGTGCGGCGGCTGGTGGTGGAGAAGTCATACGGCACCGAAGGCAGAACGACGGTGAGGATCTCGTGAAGCAGCAATTCTTTGACTTCTGCGATTCTGGCAAAACAGCAGCTGAAAGGACGAAGTGGCAGCAGTTTGTCCAAAGCCTGCCGCCGCATGAGTTGCAAAAGCTCAGGGAGAAATCTGCACAAAAGACGCGGGAGTGGTACGCCGCAAAGCCGCTGGAAGAGCGTCAACGCCTCAATCAGCAATCCAGCGAGCGACGCCGTAAACGCAAAGAACTGTATACGGCGGAACAGATAGAGCGTGATCGCAAACGGCAGCGCGACTATGTGCGCGATCGCCGCCGGAAGGAATTGCGATTCAAGTTGATTTGCACGTGTCGCAGCCGCGTGAATCGCGCAATGGCTGGAAAAGCGAAATCAGCCAAGACGATGAAACTAATTGGATGCACGCCGGAAAAGCTGATTGAGCACTTGGAATCAAAGTTCACCGACGGCATGAGCTGGGAAAATCATGGGGCGGGAAACGGCAAATGGCAGGTGGATCACGTCCTGCCTATTGCGTGGTTCAATCTTGAGAGCGAGCCGCAGCAGGCGCGTGCGTTTCACTACACGAACCTCCAGCCTCTTTGGGCAATTGACAACCACAGGAAGGGAGCGAGAAGAAAATGAAACTGGTCTGGTTCCCAGGTTGGAATTGCCAAAATTACGGGCCTAGCGGCACATCGTTCGGCCCGAAATGCCCTTACTGTGTCTATGGGTTTGATCGCAGCACGAACAGGCTCGTGTACGACAACAAGCCAACCTCCTCAGACGAGCGTGCCCCAGCTGCGGACCTCGTCGCGTTCTTCAACGCCAACTACGACGCGATGGGCGGGCACCTGGAGATCAGCGGCGGCGAGGCGCTGATGCGTCTCGACCTGCCCGAGATCCTCGCGGCGATTCCGCACCGCTGGGCGATCACGAGCAACACGCTGATGAGCACGGCGATTCAGCGGCTCATCGCCACGGGTGCACTCGAGCGATGCGTTGCCTGGACTGCGTCGTGGCATCCGTGCAGCGGCATGGAGGACTCGTACAGCCGCAGCATCCGTATGCTCGCGGAGTGCGGCCGTCCTGCTCGGGCAACGGTCGTGATTGCCGACTCGACGATTGAGAAGCTCGCCGAGACGCTCGCGTACCTCCGCTCGCTGCCGCTGGCGGGAATCAACTGGCACCTCGACACGCATGGCCCGGCGGACGTGTCGCACCTCAAGGCGGCGGCTGAGGAGATCCTCGGGCCGGGCAACGTCTACCTCGCTGGACCGCCGCCGCAGGGGAAGCTCTGCAATCGGCACGACAAGCTCATGGCAGTCGGAGCGGACGGCTCGCTCTATCAGTGCGTGACGTTTGCGTATCAGGACATCGAGCCAATCTGCAAAGTCGACGGCAGCGTGCGACTGGACGAATTGGAGCGTCGTGTCGAGTGGTGCGACGCTGTCTGCTTTGCCTGCTGCGACCATGTGAAGCACGAGGGCTGAGTGATGGAGTCTCCACCGGATCACCTGCTGTACCCGTTAGACGTGTTCGTCGAGGACTTCAAGGCGAACTACGAGCGAGGCGTCGACGTCTTGCGTGATACCGACGTGGCATTCGTCGGTCTTGCCCGCAACTGCGACAAGTGGCTGGCGGGCAATCTCGCTCGCCTGGTGCAGCTGTGCGACGGCGTCCGCTCGTGGCGGCTGCACGTCCGCACGAACGACAACACCGACGAGACGCCGCGGGTGCTGCATGAGTTTTGCCAGGAGTATCCGCAGGCGTCCTACATCGACCAGACGCTCGGCCGGAAACACTACGGAGCCGAATGGGCTGGACCCCGGACGCAGGCGCTTGCGGAGTACCGGACGGAGTGTCAGTCGTGGGTAAGGGAGTCCGCGCCGAATGCCAGCCTCGTCGTGGCGATCGACTTCGATATGTGGGGCGGCTGGAGCCACGCAGGATTCCTGCACGGCGTGGGGGCGCTGGCTGCCAATCCGCACGCCTACGGTATGGCGAGCGTGTCGCTGATGCGGCACTTCCAGATGGTGATGAGCCCCGCGGGCGAAGCGAAGCGGGAGAGAACGTGGCTGCAGTACGACTGCTGGGCGCTGCGGCTCAACTCAAGCTTCGACGACTACACGGCTGGCATCGGCGGCTGGAAACACTCGTGGCTGCCACCCGTGGGATCGCCTGTCGTTCCGGTGGCATCTGCGTTCGGCGGGATGACGATCTACGAGACCGGCGCGTATCTGTCTGGCACCTATGACGGCAGCGACTGCGAGCACGTTCCGTTCCATGCGTCCATCGCGGCGAAGACAGGCAAGTCGCTCTACCTCGACCCGGCGATGAGAACGGTGATGTCGTGGCTGGAATGACGGCGACAATCAACGTGCTGTCGTTTCGTGCGGATTGGGATTCGCACATGCCGATCGCTGCACTGTGCGTCCGCTACACAATTTCCAAGGATCAGGTCATCCGGTTGCGTGACCTGTGGGATCTGCCGCTGCGGAACAATCGCCGACTGCGGTACAAGCCTGCCCGCGGCGAGACGCGCGACCCGACGCCGTCCGAAATCGAGCAACGCTGCAAGGCAGTGCAGGCGCGATGGGATGATCGCACCAGGCAGGAGCGGTCGGTCATCAAGCCTCGGCCGGTGACGCTCAAGCGAATCGAAATGACCGACGAGGCTCGCCAAGCGTTCGACGAGCTGCCGGTGGAAGAATGAGTCGCGAGCACGACTACATCGAGCG